GGTCGGATCGTTGCGGTAAATGAAAGACACGCCAATGTAACTGTCCCAATTGATCATCAACCAGTCGATGATGTCTTCTACCTCATCCAGATCGTAGCTGACTGTGATGGAACAGTTGTGATCTACATAGTGGTCCATCAGCATTTTGTATCGCTCAAGCTGATCCACCGCACTTTCCAAGTTCACTTCAACTTCGACATCAACACCGTCAACGGTCTTGGATATCTTGTCGAAAGAGACGTTATTGTACTCAACGGGGAACCGAACGATCCGTCCACTTGGGTCATACGGGTTCTCCATGACGTAGTATCCCGCATCCTGCATGATCGGAATGATAGGATCATCTTTTGAGAAATTGACGTTGTTGAAGATGAAGCGACCAAGAGGTTTGTGTACGCCTTCACCCAATTCGTCTCCGATGGCTCCGAACACCTTGGTTTGAGTTCCACTCGGTTTTACGGTTGTGATCAACTTGGGTCGAGGGGCATTCAATTCATCAGCCATAGAGTTGGCACCATTGTGCGCCACTTCTCGTAGGTCCTCCCAGGCATTGGCGTCATCTACGTATTCCCAGCCAATCACACCTGTCACTCCGACGCCGCAAAGACGTAGGAAGTCGTTCAACTCGTGCCAAGTTCTTTGGAGAACTCCGTCATCCAAGTTAACGCATGTTTGCCGGAAGTTAGCCCGAGACACCAAATAGTGCGCGCGATGGAGACCTTCCTCGTCGCCATTGAAACGGCAGACGGCTGTTTCAACCAAGTTACAGAAAGACTTATCGCCGAGCAGAATTTCCGCACACGGGTTCACGCCTTTGAAATAAGGTGCGCGACGGGTGGCCTCTACACCATTGATAAAGCCTGGCTCCGAACCACCAGATTCTTTGATCAATCGGAATACCTTCCTTAGCTCTCTCTTTGTAGGCTTATGTTCGAAGACCAGCGAGTTGTTAGACATCGCGCGGTGCTTTGTCTCATCGGACACATAGTGATCTTTTTTGGCTGTTGCGAACTCTTTCCATTCGGCTCCACCGAACGGATACAGAGCGATCTCTGCAGAACGTCGAGAGGACAGAATGGTGCCCAAGTGATTTTCAATATCGAGAATGTCGATAGCAGACAGAAGAGTGCCAGCGGACCTATTGAGGACTTTGAAGATGCCTTCAATAGCTTTGGTTATTTGTTCATCACCCGACGAAATCCATCCATACCCTGAGAGACGGTATCCAGCGGGACGTATCTCTCTCAAGTCCACTACGAGTTTCTTGGCGCGTCCTTTAAAGGCCAAAAGCTTGCCGAAAAACTTAGCCCAGGCTTCGGCGCTGTCGCCTACAACAATGGTCCACAAGCCTGTTTCCGGATCAAATGTTTCTACGTTGTCGGGGGTTCCCTTCAGAGACGGGTCCGAGACAGGATTTCCTTTATCGTCGTTCGGTAGTACCTTTTCGGAACGAACGATTTCGAGGCTACCAATTTCCTCTGTAAAGCCGTTCAAAACGCCAACGTTAGCTCTGAAGCCTACACCGCAGCCTTGTAGTAGCAACCAGATTGTGTCGACGACATCGTGGACAGATTGTACTTCTCCGAAAGAACAATTGAACTGTGACGCCTCACGTTCGCGTGCTATTTCCGTACCGCCCAACCATCTTGTACGACCGGACACAGTAACCTTTCGATCCATAAACAGATGAAATAGTTCGTCTAGCTCAGCTTCTTGTGCTTCGGTCAGTTTCTTGTTTTGTGCCCGTTCCCAAAGCCATCTTTGGTGGGAGATCACGCGTTCCCAAGACTCCCTTGGCGTCTCAAAGACAGTCCCATTACTATCTAGTGGTCGAAGGTAGGTTCGGCGCTCGATGACTTGTGCCCGTACACTTTGTTTCATTATTTTCCTCGGCAAAAGGGTAGAGATCGGTGCGTTTGACGCACCGTTCTGGGTTCTATTCATGATGTGAAGGCCTGCGTTTCAGCAGGCTTTCAAAGTATCCTGCCCACCGCAGAATGTCAATAAAAGTGACATGTCAAGACCAAGATGACAGTATGGGTTACACATTTTGGCGCGCCTCGGCGGAAACCCGTAATATGGTGTCTATACTACTCGGAACGCCATCCAGGTAGTAACCTGACCCACGCATCTCCACGAGCCGTCCTCCGAGAATAATATGCGCCCGTTCGATTGCTGTACGCGAGTCGTCCAGACTGTTGATGACGTCACCACTAGCTGCATAAGGCCGAACCAGAGATCGTTGCTTCTTGCTTTTAGGTCGAGGGATTTCTAGCTCCCGGACCCATCGACGCACGGTTGCAATACTGACTTTAAAGTGATCTGCAATCTCTTCTCTCGTCATGTTCTTATCGAAGCGCATCTCCATAAGCTTGTCTCTGCTTGGGATGAAATCCTTGGCGTTATCCGTCATCTTTTATCTCAATCAGTTTGGACAGGCGCTCCGCCGGGGCTTCTTTGTTGGCCAATGACTGCGCCGTTATTGTCGCCAGGGGTAAAAGCATCCCAGAAGAATTCAAAGCAGACACAGTCACCGCTAGAAGCACAGCCGATGATGCTATTGGACGGTCATCTGGATGATCTTCATCATCCACGAAAATCTCTGTCGCTATGTCTACAGAATTGTTTTCTCCATCCGTAAACGTGACACTTGCTTTTGCCATCAGGCACCTTGGTACTTTTTACAGAATTCGCCGTCGAGCGTCTTACGGAATTGAATCCATCCTTGGTCAAGGTTTCCGGAAAGATGGGGGTTCTCCCAAATCTCCTCACCATGTGGCCCATAAATCGGGTTGTCTGGGGTTGCCTGATGTTCTGCAGGGCTGGTGTGCAAAGGAGAACTGCCAACGAGTTTACAGTACAGCGCGAAGTCGTCTTCGAAGTTGGGCGCTTTTCCATCATGTGTTAGGTATGAAACGCGAGCGCAACGGGCAACGCTGACCGATATCAGGTCCTCAACTGTAACCGGATCGTAGTCTACGTTGTTGTCCTGAAGCAGTACCGGAAAACTCATATCTCGATCTTGTTCAGTGATGTAGGGCAAGTGCCATTCACCTTCATCCAAGAACTCTGGATCGGAAGCCTGCTGCGCCTCGTACATGGCGTCCGCAAGAACTTTGATTTCAGGCTGTGCATCCGGATGCCTCCGCAACCAGTAGAAGTTATCAAAGTTTGTCGCGGTAACAACAACATTGATATGAGAGAACGGTTCAAGCAGTCGGTTTACAACTTGCTTGTGATATCCCGCCGCGTGGAAAGCCTCTGCCATTTTGATCGCTTTGTCTCTCGCATGCAGCCAAGCTCCTTTGGCATCAGCTTTGACCAAAGCCTCGTGTGGGAAAAACTCTCCAACCATCACGGGTGCATCGTGCTCTTCTCGCGCCTGCATTCCTGGTTGGTTTTTGCCCCAGTGGATTGGCATTGCCGTATCCTGGATAACATCTTCAATCAGTCGAGATACGGGGATTGCTCGTGAAGAACTTGCGTTACGAGAGAACACTCGGTGTGTCATGAGTTCCGCATGGATAAACCTTGGATAACGCAATTGCATTGTCGTTAGTCGCGTGGTCTTTGCGCCGATACTATCGGCAATGATTTTTGCTGTGATTGTCATTTGTTTACCTCATGTACTCGGCTACGGCAGCATTGGATTCGACAAGGTCTCTGACCCACTCGTGTAGGTCTTGAATTGAGCCATTATTGCGGACTGTCGCGCCTACTTTTAGCTTGTCGATATTGGCTTCTGACGCGTGTGCAGACACCTCGTCATCTTCGATAGACGGGCGTATGATCCGGTATGTATACGCGTCTAACTCTTGAAGAGCATCCTCTTCGTGCCCAGGAAATCGGAAGTCGCTGCAGACGATTTTGGAACCGTACTTGCCACTCCGCACCCGCTTGACAAACATTGAAGACCATAGATCGGTGGCGATCATTTCCCGCCACTCAGTTCCTAACGTCTGCATCGCATGACGTGGTGTTTTACCTCGAAGCCAATCGCAAGGAACTTCTTTAAGATCACCTTCAATCTTTCGTTCGATGGTGTCTGGATCGACGTCACACGTGCGATACATTGCTCGAAGCATATTCTTCAGGGGATCAGCGAACTTAAGGTCAACGAAACCCATGTCCGTCAGCACTTTTGACGCCGTACTCTTCCCTGTGCCACGTTTTCCAGCAAACGCATAAACTACAGCTTGTTCCTGAACTGAATTGTCATTTAAAGTGACATCACTAGGCGTGGAAACGACTTGCATATCCTCGGTCAGAAAAACCGGGATGTCGTGCTTTCTCGACGTCGCATTGAACTTATCAATAACACATGATCCCAGATCGATGTCGTACTCAATGGCAAGCAAAGAAGCACAAATGACAACGTCCCCAATTTCCTCTTTAAGGTTGTCGAAGATGGCTGCACGCGATGCGGTGTTGCCGACAACTTTCTTGTCTGCGCGTTGGAGTTTCTTGACAGCGCCTAGAACTTCACCCGTTTCTTCGCCAAGCTCTACGGCCCGGAAGAGACCATCTATGTTCTCTGATCCACCCCAGTGTTTCTGACGAAGTAAATTCGTGTGTGTCAGCTTGTCGAAATCGTTCATTGTACTGATGCCTTTCTGGAAGGATGGTCGGATATGCATTGGTTCAAGTACTTGACCGCCCCTTGTAATTCTTTACGAACCGAAGATAGGGCCAGTTCAGAATTAGAGGTTCCGAGGTCTACGCGCCGGTAGTTGGTCTCATACAGAGGACAAAGGACGGCTGGTACGTGAATTTGGAACACTAAGTTCCCATCATCTTTTCGATGTGTATAGGGGCACTCGCCGTTCTTTTTCAGAGCGAGTTTTTCAATACTGGCGACTATTTTGTTTCGCTTGTTTACCAGTTCCTCTAGAGTGAAATATTCTGATCCGTCTGGAGATTGGTCGCTACCACGAGCATTCGATGCTGAACTGCTTGCAATAAACCAACCGGAGAAGTTAAGTGCTTCAATAAGTTCATCAAAAACGTCGTTCATCTCTCGTTCGGATACCGAGAAGAATTCCTTGTTGGGAGAAACACGACAATGATCCAATCTTGCGTGAACCATTTTCTCGTGAAGCCTAGGGCAGGGTGTCTTTACAGACCGCAACACACAGAATGGATTCAATACCCCAGTGGCACCGGACAATTCTTTTGCCCGTTCCTCTGGGTCCTTGGTAGTCATTCCAATTTTCACCACCTGACCATAGTCAGGATTCGACATCGCATAAACGTAACCTGAACTGCTCATACAACCACCGTTAGTGTCTTCGCGGCCCGCGTCACCGCCGTATACAACCATCGTGAAGATGCCTCGCGGAAGGCACCACTCTCATCATGAACGATCACGTCATCCCATTGGGAGCCTTGTGACTTGTGGCAAGTGAGAACGTGCCCCCAATCAAGGTGTTCACACTGCTTTTTTGCGGAGAAAGCCGCTCTATAATTCGCAGAATATGCGTTTCTCTTTCTTGCCAAGTGCTCTTCAAAAAGGCCTTGAACACACTCGATTTCGAACGGAGAAGAACTTGGTTGATCTGTATAGGCGACCTGAAGTTCGACCCGGGACCGTCCTTCGATAAGGTCTCCGTGTTCAGTCAGGCACTTAACGATTGTACCATTTACCAAGTTAGGATTTTTCTGACTGTTGCGGCATACGATCAAGGGTTCACCTTCGCACGGCCCACTCTCGATGTAGCCAAGTTCCTTCCGAATCTTTGAGGTAAGGGACCAGCGTTTCTTGTGGGTTCCGCAGAGCACCATTGCATCACGGTCCATGTCCAGCGTAGCGTTGTCGTTTTGCCTTTTTACAACTTCAACCCCATCTCCGTAGTCACCAGGCTTTAGGTTCTTACCCTGACGAGCCTGCGTCGCTAAATGGATGATCGGATTGTCTTGAGCCTGCCTGTGAATTTCCGTGAGGAACGTATCAGGCTGCTCGCAATTGAATCCGTATTCGTCGTTCACGGGTGGCAACTGACCAGGATCACCAAACACGAGAATCGGAATACCAAATGACGCAAGATCGTTTGCGAGTTCGGTACCAACCATGGACCCTTCGTCGACTACGATTAGCTTACAAATATCACTTTCATCTCGCCCCCATGACAAGACAGGCCGTAGGCCAAAGGTAGGACCATCGCCGTGGTCCATTTCTTGTTCAAGGTCAAACTCTAACGCTTTCAATGTTCGGACGGCCAAGTCCATCGTAATGAAAGACCCTTCCCACAGCACATCAGTGTCGTGACTTGTACCGGCGTCGTGTATTCGATCTCGCAGTTTGTCTATCTGGGAAGCGATGAACTCCGCCTTCTCAACCTGAGGCATGTAAATCAGTTTGTGGATCGTCTGAGGCACTACACTCATGCCGAAATCTCGCAGTTTACCACCCATGACTTTCGCGGCCTTCCCTGTAGGGGCACAGAAAGCAACTTCGTCTGGATGCAGTCCCATCTCGTCGATAACAGCAGGAAGTACGGTGGTTTTGCCGGTTCCAGCGTATCCACCGAAAAAGAAGTCTTGACCGTGTCCGAGTAGGTTTTCCGAACGATCCAAATATCGGAATCCAGGCGGCAGCGCCATTTCTTTAGCGGACCTGTACCATTTGGAAGCCGTCTTGACGGACTCCCACTGATGATTTGTTAAGGTAGTCACCGAGTTGTCCTCTTCCAATTGGTGGTAGAGCGCAACGCGCTCCTCGGTAGAATATTTTTGGTTAGTGATAGAGGTTGTTGGTATCCAGGAACGTGCTGGCGTTACCGTTGATCAGTCCATTTGTTCCGGAGAAGATGTTCCCGTTTGCGACGACAAAATCTAAGCCGTTTCCGGAATGTATGACTTCTGTTGGTCCACCAATCATGTCTGCAACTTTTGTTGTGCAGCCCTGCAGGATGAAGTTCTTCACGTCCACACCTGGATTACCAAACCAACCCCATCCTTTGGAAGGACCAAATAGGAAACAAGATGAGAAGGTGAGGCCGTCTGCAACTGTGTGAGCAGCAGGTACGACAACAAATCCAGAGAACCCAGGAACACCTGCCGTCAAAGATACGGTATCAAAGATGGTGAAAGTGCACCCAACGAACTTTGCTTGGACGTTATTGCTCTGGCCTTTCAAGTGAACACCAATCAAAGATGCATCAAACGCGCAATTTATGAAAGTCAGAGGGCCTTGGACACCATCCAATTCAACCCCGATAGCAGTAGCCCAGCATGTGCAGTCACTCAGATTTATCCAATCCATTAGACCGGAGAACTGGAGAAACGCAGCATTTCTTTGGACCCAATATCGCAAAGAATTGTTTGGTTCAGCGTAATGTCCGATGAAGCCAGGCTGTTGTTCGACCTCAGAAATGAATGTCCAGTCGGACACGTTATCCATTCGAATGCCGTACTTCAACGCACTCATCAGGATGTTGGAATACCGATGCGTTGTGATCGTTCCTGATCCAGCCGCCTTGCAAGAAGTGCCTCGAGCGTCGATGGCTACGTAGCTTTTGTAGAAGAACACATCACAGATACGCGCGTCTCCATGATAGACATCAATGGAAGCATCGCGGTCGTCAAACATCTTTACGGTCGGACCGTACTCCAGAGGAACCGGAAGGGCTTCGTTCTGCTCTGGATGTTCGAAAGCCAAAGACTGAATTCGAGTAGCCGGTTCCATCAGTACAGCCGCTTTCGACGTGTCTTCTGATGCGCCGTTCCCCTGTCCCCACAGAACTTGAATCACAGTTCCATAGGTTCTTTGGTAGTTCATGTCGAAGTGGCGTCCTTCTCCAATGAGTGAAACACCACGTCGGAGAATTACTTGAGATCGAAACGTCCAAACGCCTGCCTCAAGATAGACCTCTCCGCCTCCATCTTGGTAGGCTTCATCGATCATATTTTGAACAAAAGGGGCATCGTCTCCGACGATGGAAACAGGAATCACGTGACTGGCTCCTGCTTCTTAGGCTCACCACCTAGGAGAAGTGTTTCAAAGGCGTCAGCGATGCGTTGAGCTTCGTCTGCTTCTTTCTGGGACTGCTCAATAGCCTGCGTCTCCGAGGCCTTCACATTCCGAGCAATTGTCTCAGCGTCATTTATTGCTTTTGCGGACTTCTTGATCGCCTCGCCTTTGGCCTTCACGATATTCAACAGGTCTGTTTGAACTTTTCGAAGAGGGGCTACAGCCTGTGCGACGGTTTTTGGAGGAATTCCAAGCATGTTATTTCCTAAAGATTGGAGGAGTGTGTCGGCCCGCGTCAGCGGGCCGTCAGAGGCCTATTAGCCGTAGCGATTGCCACGAGCACCGCGACGCCCACGTGGCTTTTCTTCTGCGACTTCATTGGTAGTTTCAGCCGGGGGTGGAAGCTGTTCCTGCGACGCGTCTGGGGCGTCGTACATGTCGGGGTCTTCCCCAGCCGCAGCGATCAAGTCTTCTTCCGAACTCCAGTCAACAATTTTCAAGACCGGAGAAAATCGTTTTCCAACTGTTTTGATCTTGGACACGTACGAGTTGGCAGAGAGTTCGACGATAGGGACCATGTCCCCTTTCATTTGGAATACACGACCATAGCTTTTCAAAAGGCGCTGAAACGCGCTGATACCAACCCCTGCATTAAGCTTGAGTACGTATTCTTCGTTTTCGCCGCCGATCTCGCGAAGCGGAAGAACTGCCTGACATCCCCAGCCATCCATGAAATTGTTGTTGCGATCTGCAGCCATTTCCCGGATGTCCTCCAACGACATGTCGCCGTCGTAATCTTCCGGAAGGTAGTTCGGTTCTTCATCAAAGCCGCGTGGTCGATCCATTACGTTTACTTCGAAAGATTCCAGTACCTCACCATCCCACCAGAACTGCCAACCCCATTTGGTCTCTGTGAATTGGGCGGCGAAACGTGTTCCATGTGGAATCTCGTCTTCGTCTTGTCCCGCAAGGTAGTCACCTGAAGCACCTTTAAACTTCATGTAGATGACACCGCCCGAACCTTCTCCGGCAGCCAGAAACGGGTTACTCCCTTGGCTCATTGGCACATTTTCATTTGATTGCGTTGCTACTGCAGTAGAGTTCATATCGTTATCCTTTCATCCCGTTATGTTTGCTCAAATGACATTTCCTTATTGGGATGCGGAAATTGTCATTTATTCTGACATCACTGGGCGTGCTAAGAGGCCATGGTGACTGTGAGTTTTTCGTACCCAGAACCTTCTTGCATGAAGTCTTCGGGGTCGTGTCCGGCTTCTATCAGCTTCTCTTTTGATAGGGTTTTCTTTCCCTTTACGGTTGTGTAGCTGGCTTTCCAGTCATCACCCACTGCCCGAGATTGATTTGCTGCGATCAGCTTTTGTCGAACTTCTTCGTTGAGTGTTTCCACCTGGTGTTCGATATCTTTTTTGTGCTGTTTTGCTACAGCAAGCTGATGGACCACTTCATCCAATTCAGAAATCAGTTCTTGGTCTTGATTGGCGACTTCTTTTGCCTTCAAAGGTTCCCGCTTCGGAGGCACGCGATCTGTGGATACAGACCGACAACTCTTCTCAAACGGACAGTACTCGCACGATCCATCCAGCTTGCCTTCCGCCATGAACATGGCCGGATCATCCTGAGCGAACACACGTTCAGCGCGGTTACGTCCTAATTCATATACTTCAGGATCGAATTCGACTGGGAAAGCTTTGATATCATCAACCCAAGAAGCGTTAACGTACAGCACTATGGCCCAATTGGGATTGTAGTCAGTGGTATCTCGAATAAGACCCATTTGCATCTGAGTCTGTCCTCGGTGAATGCCTTTTTCCTGCTGAAGGTCAATCCGAGGATCGATGGATTTCATTTCCAGGACAAGACTGTCTTCGTCGAAGTCTTCTATGCCGTAGTAGGCAAGGAAATCCGACGGCAGTTTCCCTCCGCTTGGATCGATTATCAATCCGTCCAGAGTTGCTGAAGAAACACCGTCTACGATTGTTTCCTGATCATCCCCTTCCATGATCAAATCCAATCCACGGCGCTGCAGTCCTTCCCGAACTGCTGGAACAATGTGGTGGTTTTCGATCATGTCTCCACGGCGAATTGCGCCCCAAGACTCCTCGTAGTCTTCATCTTTCTTGAAGCCAAACTCTGGCCCCCTTTTCGAGAACCAGGTCTTTCGAAGACATCCGAAGGCTTCTGATGCACCTACGGATTTGGCGCGGTCATGGCTCCAGGTCTTCTGGGTATTTGCCACAAACTCGTCAAATAGGTCTTCGAAACAAAATCCGTCTTTTGGTATTGTCTTCGGTACACCGAGGCGAAGTAACTCTTCGAAATAACTGTTCATGAGAACTCAAACTCCCCACTGAACACGCCCATATCGACCAGTTCGTAATACACACGAGCGCATCCACGAACATCCACGAGTGCGTCGTGAGCACCGTCGAGGTTTTCGTTAAAAAAGAACTTTACAGCCTCTTCCAATCGAGGCCATTTCCACTGACCTCTACGTTTTGGAAGTGCCTTCACGATATCCATAGAAGACAGCATTGTGCAGGTTATCGGCTTGTTCTCGAATGGATCGATGTAATCAACATCAACCATTTGGCTGTAAACGTAGGCGGCGCGGCGCATGACTGTAACGTCAAAACTGGCGTTGTGGGCCACAACGATGTCAGCGTTTTCGACCATATCCAAAAACATTTCAACGCCACTGATAAAGTGGCATCCGAATTGCTCGGCTAAGTCGTTGTTCAGGCCTGTAACTTCGGAAGCTTTCTCTGACATGACCCAGCCTTCAGGTTTCATCATGTAGTTTGCTGCGAAACGCTCTATTCGATCCCCTTGGTCGAGCTTCATGCCCAACTGGATCGGCATTGGCTGTCGAGGGTCGGTGTCAGACACCGATCCCAGAACCAACCCGGTCGTTTCCGTGTCAAAGAAGAGTGTGTTCTTCAGCATTGTCTTCCTTCCATACACACTGATTAGTCACAATTAATAACACTGTCAACCAGAATGTCACAATAAATGACACAAGTTAATGTGTTTCTGCCCACGACATCCCGACCTTCGATTCAGCAGCTACTGGGCACTGAAAATTGAAGTACTCACCAGCCATGGGCGCGGCATTTTCCATGAGTTCAGCGGCTCGATCAGCGAGGTCTTCTCGTACCGCTATCTGAGTTTCGTCATGAGACCAGGAACACATTGCGTATTCTGCATCCACATGGTGATCCCAACCTTCTTGGTAAAAGAGATCGTCAATGATGAGCAGCCATTTCTTGGCTATCAACGCACCATCGGACTGCAAACGCAGGTTTAGGGCGGCATGGTCGGACCGCACATAAAGACGGCGACCATCCAGCCCGCGAATGGTGCCGCGTCCACGCCGTTTCTCCTTCTTTATCTCTTTGATAGCTTGAGCGAGAGAAGGCATCGCAGCCATAAGTTTTGCTCTAAGCTGTTTGCCAACAGTCCTTTGACGATTTTCAGGAGAGAATGGTTCAACAATCGATCCTAGTTTAGCGTCCCCGCCTCCATACATGGCGGCGTATAGAAGACGTTTTGCGACTGATCGACTGATGCTTGCCAAATCAGCGTTCTGCTGATGGATGTCTCCGTTCAAAACGACGTCAATGATTTCCCCACCGTCAAAGGGAGCCGTCAAATTTCCGAGGCATCGGAACTCAATACCACTCAAGTCCGATCCGACGAGTTTGTAGCCAGGGCGAACTGTAAATAGTTCACGACAGTCCCAGCCATATCCCCCCTCGCGGCCTCGCATAAGAATGGACCACTCTCCCTTACGTTCCTTCCAAGTACTGTCGACAATGAGAGGCTGACCGATGTGATCTGACGCTTGCTCAAAGCGTTTCAGATATTGCTCACCCTTGGATTTATCCTTGAATTCAACGGGGTTTACACCCGGGACCTGAGAAACGTTTGGTGCCGCATGTGTAGCACGTCCTGATACTGTTCCTCCGACATTGACCCGTCCATGAATAGCCCCGTCTGGGCGAACCAATTTGAGCCACCCATTCTTGCCATCGGATACTTGCCCTATGCGTTTTTTGTAGAAGAACAGTTCAGCCAAAGTTTCCGCTAAAGGGATTTCAGACGACAACTCACGAAGAATGTCGTCGTCTACTTTTGCCGCCCCTTTCTCTGTAAAGTCTTGGGGTTCCCAGCCATATAGCGTTCTAAGTCGATCTTCGATTTGAGGACGGCTGTTCGGGTTGAACTCCTTCAATTCTACCTTGACGAACGGGCAGCCTTCCATCGTATCCGCACGAAGTCTGCTGTAGTCGCCACTGTCGATGTGTTTTTGGTTACCTTTGTGGGCTTTCGCTGTTCTTTTTGGAAAAGTGAGGTCGCCCCAAACACGACGGTTATCATTCTCGCCGTTCTCAGGCACCGGCTTGTCGACGTGCTTTTTGTCGGGACGATACCAACGACCAATCTCGGCTACGGCGTGGGCACTGAGGTCATCGTATCTGCCATTCAAGTGCTCTTCGAGATGTTTTGCCTTTTCCGTATTGAACGGAAAGCCGTTGGTCTCCTGTTGTACCATCAGTGCATGTATTTCATGCTCCATTTGTATGGCTTCAGAAGACCAATCGAACTCCTGAATTTTTTCCCAAAGGAGGTGGTTCACATCTGTATCGAGGACCATGTAATCATGCATCGACACATTCCACTGACCCCAGACGTATTGGTGTAACTCTTTGTCTGTAGGTGGTGGTAGTCCAGCGTCTTTGTGGGATTGTTTAAGCTCCGCTTCCCGGGCCTTTTTGTAGTCGCCTTTGTGCAGCCCCAAGCGCTGACCCCAGGCTTCAAGTCCATGTTGTCCAATGTAACGTCCCTCGAGACGCCCTTTGGCAACCATTCTGAAGTCTGCTTCTTTGATGTCGGCGTAGACCATGCGTGACATCACCAAAGTGTCACTAATCACGGCTCTGTGGGCGTAGGATGGTTTGTGCAGCCGGATGGCCTTTTCATCAAATGCTATGATGTTGTGACCAGTTATGTAGTCCGCCTTCTCCAAGATCGCGATGCCATCGGAAAGCGGACCGACGTCGTTGTGGCCCATCTCGGCTAACGCCTCTACATCCTCAGCAGAGAGAGGCCAAAAGTCCTCGTTGACGAAACTGGCTTTTCGTCCGGTATCCAAACACTTGACGGCCAGGCAATGAACACGATCCATGCAATATTCTGGCTCGGTTTGTTCTGGCAGAAGGCCATTCGTCTCAACGTCGTACAAAACTCGTCGAAACATCAGTCTTCAACCATTTTTCCAAGACCAACGGCTGTAGTGCCATTTGGGAATTCAACGACCTGTATCTCGTAACTGGTCCCATCCAAGGGAACGCGTTTTATCAACTCTCCATAGGCAGGTTTACCGAATAGTTCTGAGAAATATCCACAAATAGCGGACTCAACGAGTGCTCCCTCTGTATCCGAGTCACCATTCTCACGCGCGACCGCTATGGACTGGAGTGCTACTGGGTCGTGGCAGAACAAATCTATCGTGTGAGATCGCGTGGGAGCCGCTGTTATCGTTGCGATAATAAGCCCCAATCCTACAGAAAGGATGAATAGGTCGATTAGCTTCATGTCTGTCTCCGGTGTCACAATTTGTGACATCACTGGGCGAGCGAAATTTCCATGTCGAACAAGTCACTGAACCTTGAGAGAAATGTGTTTCGGGCTTTGCGCGGTCCCCACATGAAGAACTGAGGGTCCAAGTGTTTTAGGGTCAATTCAGGCTTGAACGGAACTTCCCACATGGCACGAGGATCGTCATAGACCACCTCACTTTCTAAGATGCATACCGCCACATCACAGTGATGAACACGTTCTGCGATCTGGTCGTTGTACGGAATACTCCACTTCCTTCGAACCAAGTCGGCAACCGTTTCCTCTTGAGAACAAAAAACAGGATTTGCCGATTTCACGGGGCTAATCATGTCGCCCAGCCAACCTTCTGTTACATCATGAGCCAAAGCCCATTTTCGTCCATCTTCATCGTCTGGGTACTTTAAGGAGTAGTACTTTTCGACGTAGACTGAGTGCTGAGCAACGGAGTAAATGCAGTCGTCGAAACCGCCGCCAAGAGAAAATTGGCCATTGAACCGACATTGTCGGCTCAACCCGGAGGCGGCATCTACAATATCAAGTTCATCAATGCTGGGATTTAGTACGTGGAACTTCTTACTTGTTGAAGTGAGAAGCCAAGGACCTTTAGACTGCGATACCGTCATATTGTCGCTTTCTGTGACATAATGTTCGTTTGGTAAGTAAAAATGACACCATAGTCAAGAAGAAATCATCGTTTCATTTCCTCTTGCATCTAATGCCTCATATATGACGCCCATTTTCTCTAAGAGTTTCATAGCCATCCGTGCTTCAATCGAACCGTCAACAACGAGGTGTTGCACCATAACGGCGTTTTTCTGCCCCATTCGCCAAGCACGATCCTCTGCCTGTTCAATGAGTGCAGGTACCCAATCTAACTCAGCAAAGACGACAAAACGTCCACGGACCATGGTGAAGCCCACCCCCATCGCAAGGATGTTCCCAAGAGCAACATCGATTTCACCTGCTTGATAAGCGTCCACAACAGGCTGTCTTTTGTTTGAAGGAACACTTCCAGTAATGACGCCGACAGATATATCGGATTTTGTAAGCCTTTCTCGAAGAGCTTCGATAACAGCCTTGTGGTATGCAAATAGGATTACCGGTTCCTCACATTCAACAAGCTTTTTGACGTGATCGACGACGAGACCTACTTTCGCAAGCGCGACTTCCTCACGTGCCTCGGACAGTTGGGTGAAAAGTATCTGTTCAGGTTCTGATAAAGTTCTTACAGCGGCGTCCCAGTCAGGTTCTTCGCTGTCCTGTTTCTCCAAAGCTGATTCAAGTTTTTGACTAAGGTTGTCGATCAGATCGATAAATCGGAAAGGATTGTCTGGCTCCTTGACACCCACCAACGCCTCAAACGCGGACAGAGCTTTTTCCATAGCCGTTTGTTCACGCTTTACCGGCGCTTCTAGCCGGTCTTTTGGCAGCATGATCAGTTCACGTGTTTTTGGCGGCAGTTCGCTGAGAACGGCCTCCTTGTCGCGCCGCACCATGAAGCGCTCTCGAAGCAGTCTATTCAATTCATCAAGGTTGGAAGCGCCACTAGAGTCCAGTCCGAAGTCGCTTTCGTATCCTTCGCAGTATTGCATGATAAAGTAGTCACGATTGCTGCCTAGGCCTTTTGGGTCACAAGACCGGATCAGAACCCAAAGATCGATAGGGCGGGACAGTATCGGAGTACCTGTTAAGTAGGTGTGTATTTTGGCACGTATAGGCGTCAGCCGCTTTGAACGCTCTACCACAACACCGTCGACCTTTCTGGCTTTCTTCAGCCCGCCAAAAGTACATTTTGTTCGTATGGCAGTCTTCGACTTTAGAAGGTGACACTCATCAAATACTACTTGATCCCATTCGATCTCTTTGATTTGCGCGTCAAACGTCAGCATCATGTCATAGTTGACGATGACAACATCAGTTTCAGGCCAGCAATGATCAGTCCATCGACGTACATACTTGTCGCCGGTATCCGGATCAGTTTCCGTATTTGATCTTGGAACTGACATAGCGATACCAACAGACAGGCCGTGTACATCCCATCTCTTCCATTCTCGTGACCAGTTTACTTTCAATGATGCCGGACAAACGATCAAAACGTGTTTCGTCTTTTTCACGTTATGGATGCCGATTGCCATGACAGTCTTTCCCAGACCTGGTGGATCAGCAATCAGTGTGCGCTCCCGACTACAGGCATACTCGATACCTGCGCGCTGGAAGGGGCGGTAGGATAGACCTTCAGGGGCAGGAAACTGAGCATCTGTATCTTCAGCCCAAGAAGCGGCGACCACCGCCCTGCGAACGGCCTCTTCGTTCTCCAGGTATTGTCTGGCCTGTCCAACAGAATATTTGAAAAGCGGGCGAGCTTTTTCGGCCTCTGTTGTGGTCCACCGTCTACCCCATCCAGGTACAACGTGAACGCCCCAACCACTATTTTTGAATATATTTCTTTCAGCGTAGGTACAATGCGTAGCAACGAACTGTCCATCAATGCGGTCGAACTGGGGCAGGGGACTAACCTAACAGAATGGGGACAATGAGGATTTTGTGAGTCGTGTTTTCAAGTGCCTCCACAAACCTAGGCACCGCTACATATCCTTCCGGCACGGCAGTGATCTCTACGATGTCGGCACACGTTTCGGCAGGTTCGGCTAAGCTGCCTTCACAAGGCGCGTTCCTTGTTCTGCGCTGAATCCACTCTATCGTTCCTTCGCCTCCAGACGGAAGTTCGACCGTTTCGCTTCCGTATACGACGTGTTGGCTAGTGTAGGTCGTTGTGTTGATGTAGTTAATTATCCATCCATTGAGAATTTTTTCTCCAGCGTAATTCTCAATTTCATTTGGGGTTACGTAGACTTCATCTTCCGGGAAAACGAACTCATGCGCCCTGTGAGGTTGAGAATATGCGGGCGCTGTACACATTGCCAACAAGCATAGTGGCAGCAAGAAGCTGAAAGGCGAAGGTTTCATACCGCTTCCTTGAATTGGTTGTTTTCAATATCAACATCAACATCAAAGACTGGCAGATGCGGTCGAAGAGGATTTTCGGGATACCATGTCATCCCGCGTATCAGTGGAGACAGTCCAAATTCCTTTTCGAAAAATGGGTCAGACATTGACAGTTTTTTTGAGGCTGCATGGAGAACTTCTCTCTGGGAAAGCTGAGCCATATGGTTCCTGGAAAGCTCAACTTTGGTACGTGATTTTTTGTCTCTCCAAGGCTGAACAACAACCCAGTCCATTCCCATGTAAGGGTCATCAGCGGGGAGAAAGTCAGAGATCGTAACGGGTTCGTAGAAGTTTAGTCGGCCTATCGAAACTGAGTGCACAACGAGGTAGGGATCGTCAAATGGGGAGGCACCTGAAGCTGGTATAAAGTCGATACCTCGAACCCAAGTTACTGTGAATTCGCAGGTGTCTTCACGACAGGTCCCCCAATGTTCCATCCACGGGGCAATCCAGTCCAAAAGTGCAGACTGCTCTTCATAGCTTCCATCTATCGGTTTGACCTCAGCTATTCCTGAAAAGACGCTGATTATGGCTCGAACACCGCTCAAGTTAGTCTTTGGAAGATATACTGTATCAGCGTGTTTAGAAGTCGGGTGTGATTCATCGCATGCTTCGGAAAAAGATTTGAACTGATTGACGCTCATTTACCTGCTACTTTCTTTACTTTTTCGTCCGTTTCCAAGCGACTGATTGCTTCAAGGGCAATCAGTCTTAGGACGGCTTCAGAGTTTGGGCCTTGAGCGGCCTGCTTTAGTTGAGAGAGTGTGGACTTTTTGTAGTCGGTCATCACAGAGACCTACTTCTCGATCCGATTAATCCAGTCTTGAAGAGTGGTCCTCGGAATACCTGTTTTTCGGGAGTATCCGCGTTGACCGTGCTGGGATACACCATTCAGGATCGCGCTAGATGTGTAGGCTTCACCATTGCGAGTGAAGATTATTCCGGTGTCCTCTTCGTCCATACCGTCGTCATCGTCGAGTTGATCATCTTCATCGATATCAGAAAGAAACTCGTCTTCTTCGCTCCATCCGTCCGTTAGATCGGTATCGAATTCGACGTCCAGATCAATGTCCAAGTCACAATCGAGTTCGTACTCAATCGTTAGAACTGATGTGTCTTCATCCGTAGCGGTGATAGTCACACTCTGAACTTCATGCGCGTTGTTTACGAAAGACTCTTCAGCGTCTCCCAATACTTCGTATTTGCAAACGCGCATCTTTGCGAAGTTGTAGTCTCCTGGGACGGCAACGACATCTTCCGGGGACACCTTGCACGCAATGACTTTGTATCCATCGGTCGTTGCATAGTAGGAGTCTAAGTAGCTAGATGCCGCAACATGAAGCCCATACGAACAGGTGGATTTTGGATCAGGATCAACACTTTCGCGAGGAACCTGGACAACCTTTCCAGGAGAGTTGTCAAACTTTCCGCTGTGAATGTCACGGTAATTGCCTCGCACCCGTTTGAACGCAATGAAGTGTCCGTCTTGAGTCAACGGAGCGTTCCAAACGTTTAAGAACTCGTACAGACATTCTTTACTTCGCGGTGACGGGTTTTTCATGACCAAGTCCATGAACCGCGCCCAAATAGTTGCGTCGCGGCCTGCGTCTAATAGGTTCAATAGACGCAAGGCGAGTGCTGTGTGTACAGGTGATCCCGCATAGTAGACGGTTGATCCGACAACAGATACCGCGCCTTCTGACAACCGGGCCAAACGGCTTGGTTTGTCGATATGGGTCTCCAAGAAATCATAGTCATGTTCATCTTGGGAAAGATGTTCAGCAACCTCCTCAAAGTATTCATAACTCGACGGGATGCTGTGAAGTTTGCCGTTGAAGAATGCGGAGATACTGCTGTCGGAGAGGTTGTACGCATAATGCATGATTGTTGCTCCTGTGTAAGAAAAAATGACACCACTAAGCAGAAGAAAGAATTGGCTGCGATTCTTTGCGACTGATGTCACAATTTATGACATAGCTCCGCAGCGTGTCAACGTTTTCTTCATCACAAGATAGATAATCAGGGATAAGTGACAACATCGGATACGCTTCCTTGATTTCTGATGTCAGAAAGTCTGCCGTGGAAACGAAGACATGGTCCTGAACGTCTGGATCATCGTCTGGAAAGTATTGATCCAGTGCTCGGGCGATCAGTCGATAGCTTCTCGCGTCAAAATCAGTAAGTCCGTGTATTTCATCCTGAAAGTTTTTCAGCTTTCTAACGACACTGTCCTCATCTAGTTCTGCACAATCCAAGGCTTCTAAGCAGCGTGGAAACGAGTAATCATTGCGTGCCCGAGACGCCGCCGTTTGATCCGCAATCATGTCAACGAAATTGAAAGTCAGCGATTGGAACCATTTGGTTGCAAAAGATCGTAAGGTAACCCACTGACTACCTGCGAACTGCTTTCTCAACGTGTGCGGAACGCCAAAAACCTTAGTCTCGCGAGAAATGGCTCCGACCTGATACAACAAATCAATGAGTCTGATTGTTGAAACGCCAAAAAAGGGATCGGCATTTGTGTTTCGTTTGAGCGGAATGTATATCCCTCCGGACTTCATATCTTCTTCAGTCAGTTCAGCCCGCGTGTCGAAGTTGTAACCGTCGTATGCCCGTGCTTGCACAGGACGACGAGGTGATCGAGTTTTGTATTGCTCTGAGGACCGCTCTGGCTCATCGAGGTCAGATACCATGATGATCCTTGCACCATCATACATATCGAAAAACCTGATCATATCTTGCGTAATACCACGCGTGGAGAAAACCTTAACCCAGAGGAAAGCTTCTGAAGCAGTACGCTCTTCGTTGAGTTTGATACGTGTTGCTGCCTTACGAAACTTTCGGCATTCAGTCAGGTCTTCCACGTAGATTGTAAGATTTTCGTACGCCGGGATGTCTTGTGTGTACTGAGATTGGAATCGATACTGTTTGTGACGGCGGCGGCTGTGGTCAAAATATGAAGCGCTCCACCCTCCTGAGAAAACTGTTTTGATGCGGTTCGCGGTTTGCATGCCATTCCATGACACCCCCCGAGATAGTTCATCTCGGATTTTGTATGGAAGAGCACCGTTTCTTTCCATACGTCGCGTGGCAACGCATGCCTTGTAGTAGGTAGGTGCACCAAAAATCTCTTCTCGAAATTTCTCGACCATCTCGACTTCAATGCGTTTTAGCGCCTCTTTGATCGAGTCTGCTGTTGGTTCGTCACGACCATAAGACAAGGCTTCTCGGCTTGCGGTAATTTCCAGATCACCCATTTCGAAGTCGATAATCAGGGTTTTGCGTAGAAGCTCTCTGTGAACTTCTTCTAGGTCATCCAAGGCGTTGGCATTGATCGGATACAAAACCGGTCCCATGCGAGCGTAGGCGGTGCTAGAAAATCCATCAATTACGCCGTTAAGCAGACGCCAGCCTTCACCTGAGAGAAGAACATCAAAAGCAGGCCAGGAAAAACCAGGCTGAGACGGAACGGACGGTTTCACATCGAAGCCGTGGCTGACACGTTTTGCAGCCCGGGAAAAAGCGTTTACATCGGCCTTTACGACTGGGAACGATACTTCCACTCCATTTTGTTCATCACTCTCCTGTGTGCCCAGAAGGTGGATAGCGGGCACGCCATCTGATCCAATCATAGCCGAATAGAAGCGAGACACCCCGTCCTTGTGCGACGTCACGGTGAAATTATCAGTATAGGCAAACGGGGATTTCGAACCGATGCCGAACTTTCCGGTGGCCTCGTTTGTGTTTTCCTTTGTCGAGGTGCCGAGGTCTGTGTACAGATTCATGACCTCGTCGTGGGTCAAGCCCACTCCATAGTCTCGAACACGAAAGGTAGGGTCGAAGGAGTTGGGGAATGAAACATCGAATGGTCGTTCTGCACATCCCGCGAGTACATGTGAATCCAAGGCGTTTGACCAAATCTCCCGAGTGATAGATTCCTCTTTGTTTTCGTAAAGCCCATCGATCAGAATTTTGAATATTTTTGCGTTATCGGAGATCGTAAACTGGCTCGACTCTGCTGCATTTACTTGAACATTTCGGGATGTGTTCTGGCTGATCATGGTTGTGTGGCTCCTTAACTGGATTTCGCGTTTCGGTGAGGCTGGTGTAAGAAATTCTGGCCCGATTCGCAAGAAAAATTGACACATCTAGCTGATAGATGTTAGAAAAAATTACTTGCCATGTCATACTTCGAGGTATATCGGCGTGAGTGCAGCACCAAAGTGCATTTGTCCGGCGGATGGTCGGATGATCTCCTCAGGAGATCGCGTTTACTTATACGAACCAGGCGCGGAGACGCGTGTGGGGAATGTTGTTCAGCGCGATGCGTCTAAGGTCCACATATTCAGAAAGGATTGTCCGGTCCATGGTTATACAGTCACGATTGATGATCTCCCGGTGACCACAGAATGAATACGATGGGAGAGATCGAGGGGTACTTCGACCAGTACGGGCCAATCGCTTTAGAGGTCGTTAGTGGTGAGGATGCCAACATCCACCTGGGGCTACCGCAGAGTAATACTCAAGTATGCTGGCAGATATGTCAGACAATGAGATGGCCCGAATTCAACCTATTTGAAAATCACGATTTCCAGGCCGTAGAGGCTCTCGGCACCCGAGACATGTGTTTGGCATACGGACTGATCGCTTTTCTACGGTGGCAGGTGTTCACATTGGCAAGCGACCGTGGTGTGGGGCTTCCACACTTCAACATGGAGGCGGTTCGTCTATCTGAGGACTGGTATGTTCGGCTCATGCAAAGGTGTTCCCACCTGCAACTTAATCCCCATCTCGATCAGCGGCCCGCCCGGCTAAATTAGGTGATAATCAGTCATAATAAATGACAAATTTGCTTGCGAATCATCTTGGTGAGGTATATTAATCCCGCACCGAGACGCAAATTGTAAGGAGAAATGTCATGGCGAAGAAAAAAGCCGCTATTCTCGATGAAAAATCCTTCCTCCGCCTGGTTGGCAAAGTCCTGAAGGGGTCACTGCAGCCTGAGGTGGATGCGGTTGCATTTTTGTTGTCTTACAAGGCTGGTTTGCGCGTTCAAGAAATTGCTGGTTTGGAATGGGATCGGCACATCTTGGACGCACAAGGAGAGATACGTCTTAAGCAGTTTTATGTCGGTCAAAGTCCACAAAACCGAAAAATAAAGCTGTTTCCAGTGCTATGGATCAGTGCTGACATCGGAAAATACGGTTCTGAAAGAACTCTCCGAATTCATCCTCTATTGGAAAAATCGCTGAATACCCTTCTCGAGCAACGAGACGGAGAGAAGTTTGTTGTTCCCAGCCGGGTAAAACATGCAAGCCAAGAGCTACACGCACGCTCACACGCACTTAAAATTCGCATGAACCGTATCTACAAACAGCACGGCCTTGACGCCTGCACATCTCACTCAGGCCGTAGGACCTTCATCACCGATGCCGCCCAACAAGCCGCATTTTCTGGATGCTCCATCGCGGACGTCCGCGACATGGCGGGTCACCGAAGTATCAGGACCACGGAAGCGTACATCGAAACATCGCCACAGCAAGCTGATCTCATCGGTCGCCTGTAAAGCAGGAGAAAGATATGCACACTGAAATTCATCCTCGTCTCAAGACCGGTTACCTGCAACCCGCCAAGGGACTGCTTCCTAAGTATGTGCCTAACGATGAATGGATCGTCGTCCAGGATGTCCATCTTGGTGCCTTTGCTGTTTGGTCCAAAATGGAGGGTACACTGTTCTGCGACGTGGATGGCACCGTCGCCGATCTAACGCATCGACGCGTTTATGTTGTGTCAAAGCCAAAAAACTGGCCTGCGTTTGAGCGCAGTATGCATCTCGATACACCCATCACGACAATCATTGATCACGTCAAATCACTGCGTGCCGGTGGTTGGAAAGTTGTCGTAATGACAGGACGCGGCGCTCAGAACAAGAGTGTGACTGAAGATTGGCTTGGCAAGTACGGCGTTGAGTATGAAGCCATCTACACACGGGCACTTAAAGACTACCGAAAAGACAGCATCGTTAAGCTCGAGCTAATGCAGCAAGCCGCTGCGGACGGTTGGGTTCCTGACCTCGTCTTCGACGACAGGAACCAGGTGGTCGACATGTGGCGTGCTGAGAATGTGCCATGCATCCAAGTTGCAGAGGGAGATTTCTGAATGAGCCTTCACTATCCATTTCCTGTGATCAAAACCATCGACGATGTGTTGCCGCACATCGATGACAACTTCCGTGTGGTTGAGAAAGAAGGTCTGACCTTTGTAAACTACAATCAAATGGGATTAGATGTTTTTCCTACCATCTACCATAAAGAAGCAATCAACGTTCATCCCAACAGCAGCGCGCATCGTGCAGCAGTTCGTCGCGAGTGTCGGGGTATTACATTCGACACGGACACAGGTAGATGCGTATCTCGACCGTTTCATAAGTTCTTCAACGCTGGAGAACGTGAAGACGTGTCCCTGGACAAGATTGACATATCAGAGCCACACCAACTACTCGAAAAGTTGGACGGTTCAATGATCCGCCCGCTCTGCACGGACGAAGGTGTTCGTTGGGGCACGAAGATGGGAATCACAGATGTTGCTATGTTGGCAGAAGAGTTTGTGGCTGGCTCACCTATGCGCCAAAACTATGAGTCATTCGCCGTTGCTTGTTATGTAATGGATGAGACACCGATATTTGAATTCTGTTCAAGACGTTCCCGGGTGGTCATTGATTATCCAGAGGAAACCTTGGTCTTGCTTGCTATTCGAAACAACACCTCTGGCGCGTATCTATCGCGTTGGGAGGTTCGCTCCCGGGCAGGTATGGCAGGAATACCTGTTATTGAGAATGTGGATTCCAAAGCTCAAGAAATTCCTGAAGACAAACAATTTGTCATGGGTGGCCACACCCTTGGTACGGTCATCGATACCACGCGGAACCTAGAAGATAGTGAGGGTCTTGTTGTGGTTTTTGACACGGGACATGCTGTCAAAGTCAAATCGGACTGGTACGTACGTATTCACCGCGCCAAGGACATGATGCGATCTGAGATGCGTCTGTTGGACCTATATTACAACGATGAACTAGACGACCTGTTGGCTACCATCGATACTGATGACCGCACACGCATTGAAGCCTACCTTGAAACCTTCAAAGAAAGTATGCGGAAGGTCTGTGAAGAACTGGCGGTCGTATATCATACAGTTCGGAAGGTCTATGAGACCAAGAAAGACTTCGCGTTGTCGTCACACTACGCTTCTTTCCCGGCTGTCTACCGTTCGATGTTGTTCTCTATTTGGGACGGTAAGGTTGCTGGTGCAGAGGAGGCAATAACACGCCTTGTTCGAAACAGCATGTCATCAGAGACAAAGTTTCGAACAATGAAAAGTGACATCTCCCTCGCGACAGGATGGGAAGCATATCAGCAGCTTTGACTGAGAGAAGTATAGGAGGTATTGATGCCGACGCTGTTCGTTTTGGTAGGGCTGCCTGGATCGGGCAAGTCAACTTACATTGAAGAAAAGAATCTGCGCGACAATTACACCATCTTGTCGACAGATGATATCATTCAATCTGTAGCAGATACAGCCGGTGTCACGTACAATGAGGCTTTCTCGGACAACATAAAAAGCGCTACCAAACACGTGAATAGCCTTGCGGAGCGTGCACGTGAAAACAACAACGATGTAGTTTGGGATCAAACCAATCTTACTGCGAAGAAGCGGAAGAAGATTTTGGACAAGTTTCCGGGTTACCAGTGTATCGCGGTAACTTTTGAATGTCCCGAAGAAATTCGCCAAGAAAGGTTGAAAAGCCGTCCTGGCAAAACAATTCCTAAGCACGTTGATGACTCAATGAAGGAAAACTTCGAAGCACCAAAGTGGTCGGAAGGGTTCGACAGGCTTTTGTTCGTAATGTCCTGATTAACTTGCGGCCCAAATGTGTGCGATAATTCGGTTTGCAAGCGCATCTTCGTCTATACTGCCGCCACCGTTGTTGCTGTTATTGTTCGTTACAGAAGTGGCAACACCTTGGGCCGCTACCGAGGCGTTTACGAATATTGTCGCATCTTTGCTTTGAGTGTGGTCTGACACCACCCCATCGTCTGAGAAAAGGTTACCGTTTAGAATACACTGATGAGCGTGGTCTGCGGCGACGATCTTCCATCCGTTCGTAAGAATGAATGTTGTACCTGTAAACAGGCCGGTGGCTCCGATAGGAGTACCGCCTTCCACAGAGAAAGCAGGGAGATACTTGGAGTTGTCTCCAATTTGTGTCCATCTTTTCCAAGCGGAGTAGATGTCTCTGTCGACATCGAAAACTGTATCACCCGATCCTACCGGTTCGGTTATGCGTTTGGTATCTCCATCGAAAATAAAATCAGCCATAATATCGTCCTCACGCGTTTGCGTATTGGCGGTCGACGCGCTGTTGAATCGGCAGGGTCACATCCCCCGCGTTTGTATTGACCGCCTCAAGGCGCTGGTTAAGCCAGCCAAGCGCATGAATAACGATATCCACGCTTGCGACAGGGATTGACGCCGAGAACTGACCAGACGTGACGCTCTCCTCGCCTGCAATCTCAGTATTCGTTCCAGCCTCGTAAACCCGCACTTCCGTGTTGTTCTTGAGACCCGTCAACGTGAGGGTTGCCGGGGTTTCGACCACGACGGTGCCGCCGTATGGGGCTGAGCAGCTTGCAACATCTACATTCGAACCGCTTAAGTTAGTGATCGTCAAAGTCGCGCCATTTGACCCCATCCATTGGGCCTGAATGCTCGTTCGATCCCCAAACGTGATATTGTCGAAATCCAGGCTTAAATCCGACGCCCCGACAGGCTTGTTGATCTTAATGGCAAGGGGCACATCGGGGTAGGTGTTGCCGGAAATCAGGTCTATCGCGGCCTGCATGTTTGCGGGCGTGTCGGACAGAATTTCCACCTCCGCAATAGCGCCTTTCTCAAACACCTCCACCCTGAGGTCAGCGAGCGGCACGTCGTTACCAGTATCACTCCAAGTCGCCCAATCGCTGTATCGGGTTCCGCTGAATGCGGGGTATTGAATGTCGGTTCCGCCTGTATCCAGTGTCCCGTCCGGCTGGCCGTACGCCCAATCGCCTGAGTGCGTAGCCTGGTCTGAGTTTGGCGCGGCCCCGTCGAACCCTGATTGCAGAACACCATCAACATAAGCCCTGCAACCCAAGTCACCGTCAAACAGAAGCCCGATATGGTAGGTTCTGTTAGGTGAGAGCAGAAAATCTGAGAAAGCCTGCAATTTGAAGCCGTTCGAACTATCAGCCACGTTGCACAGGAGCTTTCCTCCGAAGCCAATCACCATGTAAATGTTGTTGAAGTTACCGCCTTCTTCCCAAATCCCCTTTGGATCAAGTGGAATGCTCGGAAACCGAAACCACCCGCCTATGAAGCGCCGCCGATGCGTGTTCGTGACATTCGTAAAGCCGCTGTCGCGCATCTCTATGCGGGCGTTCGTAGTAGAAGGCCCCCAAGAGTTGGTTCTTGTTCTGCACAACGGTTCAGCAAAAAATCCCTGCGTTCCGCTGGAAGCCAGACTATTTGCGGCAAGCCCGCCAATTTCATCCGCGTATGTGTTGTCAAACGTATGATAGTGATCCGGCAAGTTTGACAGTGATAGGATAACATCCGTGTAAGGCGGGACGCCCTTGTTTGTGGCCCAAGCGGCAACGCCCCCGCTCGCATTCTGGACAATGATGTATATGCGACCGTCGGCCAGACCCGTTAAGTCCGCGTTGAACTGAATATTGGTGTCAGACCAGCTTGTTGCCACTTGCAAAACATCGGTGCCGCTTCCGATTGCTGGCGTATCTGAAACATAGATCGCACCTGCGCCTTGAGACGCCTCAAAGTTCGTTCCAATCACGCTGAGGCTTGTGTCGCCCTGATCAATCTGCGTCGGCGCAGAGGTAATTACGACAGGCTCAACGCCTTGAACGCCTGAAAGATCAACAACACCGTATCGATAGGTGCCCGAATTCCCGCTGCGGTGTACCCAGGACTGTATGCTCGAAGTCGAGGTGATGCGCGCGCACAAAGCACCTCGCCCATGCGCTGTGCCTCCGCCATCAGAAAACACCGTCCATTCCAAACAGGCTTCGTCAAGACTTGTGAGCGTTATGCCGGACGGGAACGGCTCTGCGACGTAACTGTTATTGTTCGAGATGTTACGAGCATTCACCTCACGGGCGACACTCATCCCGCCATTCATCAGCACATAGACAAAGCCATTGCCTGTGTTCGCGCCCGTTGCATCCTTAGTCTGCTGGTAGGTGCCTGAACCCGCAGGTTCCACAACAAACGACATGTCTTCAATTGCATCGTTCGCGCCATTCCCTCCTGCCTGCCGGACCTCCGCGAAGAACGCCGATGTCCAGTCTATGTTTGGAGTAGCGCCAGTGTCACCGCGACTGTCCAAATACAAATCTCGAACCGCCGTCCCGAATGGCGGCTTGGAGTAGGCGACGGTCCAATTAGCTCCTGTAAATTCAACAACTGTTACATAAACAACAAGCGTGGATGATCCTGAACCGCGCTCAACCACCAAATCTCCATTTGCGTCGAGATAGGCGATTGCCCCCATCTCAGCGGTGCTGTTCTGGCTTGCCTGAGTGCAGGTTTTCCCGGTGATAAAGCAAATGCACTTGTTTCGATCCACCACACCAGAAACAGATGTTGTGGACGGACCGGCATCCGTTAGCGTTACCTGAACGCGGTCCCGCACAATGAATTCATCCAATCCGCCGGGTGCGCCAGTATACCTCCAGACCTCGCCGATCATTTTCGTTGTGCTGATCTGTCGGCCAAGCGTGATCTGAGAAGTCGAACTGACGTACGCATAGCCTGACATATCGTCAGGCCCAGAGGTTCCAGTTGTCCCTATACGACCGCCAGAGTGGCCGCGTGGGTTTGTGTTGCGGACGAAAGCTGAGGCTGTAGAAGGCAGCCCATTTGTCAGCGTGTGCGTTTGACCGTTGCTTGATACATCAACGTCGAATGTTTCAACCTGAACAACACCCATCACGGATTCTCGTACTGTCGGTCAGGCACTTGGTTCACAGACAAAGTGATGTCTCCGCCAGTGAGGTCGATGTTCCGCTCTAAGATGGCTTCATGCTCCAATTCGTAAATTGCGATGTCCACCAATTCCGCCCTGATAAGCATTGACGTTGTTCCTGAGGAAGAATCCTCCTGCGCCAATATTGTGTTTGTGCCTGCCTCAAATATTGAAACGCGACTGCCCGGAACCAACGGGGTCACGGTTACGAAAGCGGAATTTATTATGTTTACCGTGCCGCCATTTGGTGTGGAAACGATGCTGGCATTTGACTGCACATTTGTGATGTTGAGCGTGTCCGTACCCAGCCATTGGACGTGAACGCTGCATTCATCGGGAAAGGTTATCAAAGGAAACGTTAAGTCTAAATCGCCACCGCCCAACACAGGCTCAATACGAATAGCAAGTGGTGAGTTAGCCATCGTCGTAAAGACAAGAGCGTCAATAGCGGACTGCATATTGGGCTGCGTGTCTGAGGTTACTGTGACTTCCGCGACAGCCCCCTTTTCGAACAGTTCCGTGCGAATCTCCTCATTCGTCGGTACGTTCGCGCCAACAAACGAATTCACCATCCCGTAATACCCATTCACGGGTGATACCAACTGAAACGCTGAACCGCCGATTGAATAAGTCGTCGTACCCGTTACCCCGCCTATACGGAATCCGCTGCGCCCCGCACCTGATACATCAGAAACGTTGGCAGTGCCTTGCGACACCCCATCTAGGAAAAACTCAAGCTGGCTGAAGCCACCACCAATGTCGCGAAACACCAAGGCCAAGTGATAAGGCCTGTCAGGGACAATCGCGGTGTTCGATCCGACTTGCACTACATCAGGGTCACAATCAGCCTCGCAAACAATTGAGTTCCCAAAGCCAAGAAAAAACGAGTTGTTGGCTGTTTGTCCACCATCACCAAACACACGGCACGGTGGCTGCTGAATGGCCGACGTTTGGAACCACAGCGAATAACAGTAGCCTACGGTTACATTCTGTACATCCGGATCAGATGCGGCTAACGCGCTATCATTCGTTCCGTTTGTGACATAGCTGGTGGCCGCATCAAGGCAGATTTGCGGGCCAGTGAAAGCGCCCCCTGAATTGGTGTAGTTCAGCGAACCAATGACGTCGTTTGCATTACCATCAAGCGGCCAAAGATGGTTTGCACCAAGCGCGATAATGTCGTCGCGATATGCCATTAGGCGTTTTCGTAGTTCCGCTCTAGCGGGCCAATCAAACTAATGACGTTCGTGGTCGAACGCGTGATAACCCCAGTCGCCTTTGTAAACCCAGCCACGTCAAGGCCACCTGCAACAACGGTAATCGGCGCATCGACGCCGGGCGTGCGGCCACCTTGCGCGTTACCATCGAAGTCAAAATCGAACGTAATTGATGGCTGCCCCGCCACCGCGCCAGCAACATCTGTTGAAGAGTTGTCTTGTACAGTTATTGCGCTGCTTTCTCCGTACACGTTGCCAGCCGCATCTGTGAAGAAAACCCGGAAGTGTCCGTTCGGATCGTTCTGGAGGTTTGTGTTGAAATTTAGCGTGACTACCGCAACGAATGGGAAGGAGCGATTAGTTCCTGTGTTGTCGGTGAATGTAATCCGGTTTGTATCTGCGGTCTGAAAATTGTCGATATAGACACCAGAACCGCCCCCATCTGGGTTGGTTACAGAAAGAGTTTCCAGAGACCCGGACCCATCACCTGCACCACCAATGAAACTCAGCAATTCGTCAGCTACCTGCCCTAACAAAGTGGATGCGTCAGCGTCGATATCGGCGTTCTGACGCAACTGGTACTGCACAAACTCGTAAATCTGTTCAGCCGTTCCGTTATTGCCGTCAATGATAACGCCAAAGTCGAAGTTTGAGGCACCGATTGTCCGGCTTTGTGGCGTGCTGTGATACGTGATCGACATGCCTGTATAAGGCGCGATTGTGGCAATGTTCCCGTCTGTCTCTGTAATGTTAAGGTCATTGCCCGTGTTCAGCGTTAGAGAGAACAGCTTAGGCGCTAGAAGGTTAGCTTCACCGTTGGCTGTCGTAGAGCCTTTGGAATAAAGTTGGCCTTGCTGCCGGTTGTACACGTCGATGTTTGTGGATCGATTAAAGCCGTCCGCGTAGTTTCCATCACCGTTTGGGTCGCTGATGATTTGAACAACCTCGGCAGTGTTGCCAAGGTAAACAAAATCCGTCGCCCCAGCTCCGGTATCGTAGTAGATTTGGTCGTCCGCCTCTGCGCCGAGAATTGCGATGCCCGCCCAATGCTCGGTTACGTTGCCAGATGTGTTGCGGACCAAGAAGCCACCACGACGCAAAAGGTTTCGCGTAGTCGTGTCCGCCCAGTTCCAACCCTCCTGAAGCTCAAAGAATTCGTCTGTAATCGGAACGAAAGGGAATTCGAACTTGGGCAGGTTTCCATCGTCCTTCCATTCCTCTTTGGCGAAAGAATAGACTGCCTTTAGGGTCACGCCATCTGCCGATAGGTTTCCCGCTTCAAGCAACTGGATTGTCTTGGCGTTTGTGTCAAAAACAACCTCTGTACCTTGGTTGAGGCTGTCAGGATCGGTAATAAGTGCCATTAAATGTCCTCCGACTTCGTATTGGCCTTAGTGGGTTGGTGGTGTAGTCCGATGGTCGGGGATCAGGACTTGGTTGAAGTGACCTTGGTGAGGACACCGCTCGTGTATTCTAGATGCCTACTTGTGCCTGTGGCGGAGTTTTGGACCCTAATCAAATTGTCTGAGGCATCGTAACTTAGGCTTATCTCTGTGCCGTCTTCTGCGGTGACACGTGTGAGTAGGCCCGTTTCATAGGTTAGGGTTTTGTCATCCAGAACTTCGAAAGTTGCTGGATTTAGTTCGCGGTCGCTTCCAACAACCAAAGCGCCACTTGATGCGCCAGCTTCAATGACCGATACAATCTCAGCCTCTGTAAAGGCTCCGAATGACTCGGCAAGGGTATATCTATCTGCCACCGGCACAGACAAAGAAGAGACCAGTGCCTCTATGTATTGCCCTTTTCGAAGGTCTGCGACGAAGGTCGATGACGTTTCGATATCGGTTGAGATCATGGACTGCCTGGCAAGGTATGAAACAAGCTCGCCTTCAGCGTCTATACCAGTTCTCAGGTTGTTATTCTTACCGGACATTAAATTGTAAAGTTCCTACTCCGTAGGATAGTGTGTCACCATCTGGGTTCGTTCGAGGAGCCGCCACTGGGCCGTGAAAGATAAGGTTACCTTGATCGTCCAATACCGCCGCGTGAGTAATTGTAGGCCAATCGCTGTTTACCGCAGGACCGAAAATCAACGCTGATTGGTTCGATACTTTGGTCCCAGTCCCCTGTGTGTGAACCGGTGCGCTCAGGGTAACCGATTGGCGTCCATATCCATTCAATACGGGCGGTTCCGTCAGCCCCGTGCCATCATCCAAAATTTCCGTGGAAGACAAAGCCACGACCAAACTGGCAGGAGGTGTCGGCATTGTCGAACCTCTGATCCAATTGATAATGGATTGCTGAATATCTGCGCTGAGACCTGCCATTATTCCACCGTGAACCAGATGTTTCCGTCGGTTTCTCCGTCAGCTAAGACGAAGTGAACGACATTGTTTGCCCATACACTCACAGTCTCGGCGCAATCAGCCGCAATAGGCATACCATTGTCTTGGTTCACTGTATCGGTGGGGACTGCACCGAGTACGTGAACGGCACGATTACTGTACACACGTAGTTTTACAGGAGCGCCACCAGGATTGTAGGTGCTGGGTACAGATGTAACGACTGCGCGTGTGGTTTTATTGATGTTCATGGAAGCTGCTCTGCTGAGAATTATGACGAAATCATATCCGTAGCAGTCCGAAATGTCAATCATTATGACAGTATGGCTGATGATATGCTGCTTCAAACTTAGTATTGACATTCATTATGACATTGATGTATGAAATTGTGACAAGTCGATGGATAGACCGTCGCACACACAAAACGAAAGGAGTTTTCGTTATGGACTACGATGTCCTAGCCTTCATCGGGCGTTTTCAACCGTTTCACGACGGTCACAAAGCGGTAGTAGACGAGGCCTTGTCGCGCGCCAAAAAGGTCGCCCTCGTCATTGGTTCCCACGACCAGCCGCGAAGCGCGCGCAACCCATTTTCCACATCTGAGCGCATCGAAATGATCTCCGCAGTGTATCCTGAGGAGGTATCTTCAGGGCGCATACACTTCGTTCCTCAGGTTGACCACACGTACAACATGGGGCGATGGATCGCTGGCGTACAGACCGGCGTCAATGCTGTTGCAAACACACCGTTTACGCCAGACCCGGTCCGCATTGGATTGATCGGGCACTCAAAGGACAACTCATCGTTCTACCTAAAGAGCTTCCCGACTTGGGGAAGTGTCGAGGCCCAGAATTACAAGGGTATAAACGCCACAGAATTGCGTGAACTCTTGTTCGAAGGCCTCCGTCCGACAGTTGAGTGGACCATTCCTGAAGCTGTCAGAGATTATCTCGACGCATGGATGAAAAAAGACGCGTACATCCAAGTTGGCGAAGAGTTTGCGTTCATCAAAAAATACAAGAAGCAGTGGGAGGGTTCTCCCTACGATCCGACATTTCACACCGTCGATACAGTGGTGGTACAGTCTGGTCACGTCCTTCTTGTTGAGCGCGGCGCTATGCCTGGAAAAGGCCTTTGGGCGCTGCCTGGAGGATTCTTGGACGCATCCGAAACAACAAAACAATCGGCTCTCAGGGAACTCCGTGAAGAGACTCGAATTGACCTGTCTGACAGCGTTCTAAACGGCGCGATCCGGGCTAAGAA